TTGCATCGCGGGGCGTGGTATCCGTCGAATGAAGGCCGACGATCCATGCGGACTGAATGGCGTCCCCAACTGAAAGCCGGGTCTTGATGAATGCTTTCTTGCCGGTTTCCATCAAGAAACTCTCGGCAAGCCACTCTGCGGCGATACCGTCAAGATCGTCAGCGGCAGTCGTGACACGCGCCATGCCCCCATCCTCGTCAGGTGAAGAGATGGCCGAGGTCCCCGTCCCCCCTGAAATCGCGGTCAGGGTGTAATTCGCGGCAATCGGCAGCTTATCGAAGTCATCGAAAATAATGTGGTATTTGGTGGGGTCGAGCATCCCGAATTCATAAAGGGGGTTGCCCGAAACGACGTTGGATACGCCATTAGTAAAATGTGTAGGCATTGAACAGTTCTCCTATTGGTTAACCAGAACCAGCATGGGGCTGGTTCCATTCAAATGCCCTTAAGATATAACAAAAGAAAAAAGAGAACGCTACGTTAAATGTTACTTGATCGATGTTTGTACGGGTTATGTATAGGTATATTCGGCTCCACACCACTTTGATAATAAAAAATGGGGACCCGAAGGCCCCCATTTCTTTTCTTAGTATCCTTCGTGCTTACGACGATCCAGGCGATCCGAAGAGGCCAAGATAGTCGGAGACGCCGAACGAATACCGTTCACGGGCTTTGTACCTCACGTTCCCGCTATCGAAATCACCATCCATCGACGTGGAAAGTCCGACACGGTTGAAATACTTCAAGCCGTTTGGAATATCCGTCTTCAAAAACCAGGCATTTACGTCGGTTAAATAATGATTAACGGAGTACCCATCCCGGATGGTGCTGTTGTGAACGATGGCGTTCACATCGTTGTCAGCAACACCGGTACGGTACTGCGACGCCAAGATACGTGTGGCAACAAACTGCAAATTGGTCGGGATGACCAACTTGACAGGCTGGGCCGCAACCAACAGACCACGTTCGTCGGTCCAATTGGAAATCTGAATGGCGGCGTCCTCAAGGGACGTTTCGTTCAGATCGGTGGCAGTCGCCGGGCGGTTGGAGAGGTCCGCACCCTGCACGATGCTGTGCGAGGTCGAGAACAACTGGTCGCCATCACCAGAGAGGTAGCCGGTGGTCGCGGTGAAACCATCGTTAAACGGGATCATCGCCTTGACTTCCTTGGTGTAAGACATGGCGCGAGCCAACGCCTTGGTGTATCGCGAAGACAGGCTGTCATACAGGTTGTCTTCCATCGCTTCTTCGGTGATGGAAAAGCCCATCGCAATCGTTTCGTGGTCGTACCGTTGGGTGAAACTCTCCTGCGCGGTGTCATAGGCAATCGGCGAACCTTCGTTCTTCACCGGAGCCGCCCCGAACCCGGACAGTTTCGTTTCTTCTTCAAACGAACGCTCGGAACTTTCGCTGTCGTAGACTTCCATGTGTTCGTCTTCGTACTTATCGTACTCAAGGCCAAACAGGGCGTTCAGGCCAGGAAGGAGTTCCTTGAGTAATTGCGCTCTTGAAATTGCAGCCATTGCTCAATCCTCCTTATGTGCCAAGAGCAAGGTCGTACTGATGGATATCGGCGTTCCACACGACAAGCATGTCGGTGAAAGCATCTCCAACAGCGGAAAATGGACCGTCCACGAACGCAATAGTACGCCACGGGAAAGTAGCGGTGGTGGCAATGCCAGATTGGTCGAGAGCCAAGATTGACTTGCCAATGCTGGTGTTGCCAGCGGCGTAGGTGATGATCTCCGCGTTCAGGCCAAGGGTGGTCTGAGCATGAGTGCCATCGGATTGCGCCTGAAAGACCTGTCGCGGATCGTCAGCGACATGGGCCAAGATATCCGTCGCCGACGTGGAAGCAGTCCACATCTGGGCGAACACCTTATAGTTCAGGTTCGGGTCGGTGAAGCTACAACCTTGGAAAATCCCAATGGGACGTGTCGAGGTTGCGGCAGTGTCGAGTTCGATTGTCCCGGCGGCGACAAGTTCCGCGACATCCCCAAAAAACATGGAGGTGCCGTATGAATTCGTCATCTTGAGTTGCCTGAAGGACCCACCTTCATAACCATTCAAGCGATTTACCGGAACGAACCCGTAAGGGGCGGCAGTTGCGGCCATCTTACTGTTCCTTTCGCAAATTAAGGGGTCATTTACGACCCCGACCAACGCCGAACGTAGTCTCCGAATGACGCTCCGTCTCAAGGAGGGGCATCCTCGGATCGTTCTCGCGCATGTAATTTTGATCCACGCTTGCCTGTTGGTCCTTGGACTTGCCACTATAATATTCGTCGCGCTGTTGCATCAATTCTTCAGAGCATTTGCACAACATCAGGCCACCGATAACGATGTTACCTTCAAACTCCGTCTCGGCGTCGGACATGATCATCAATTCGGGATGATCTTCCGCAAGGCAAGGCTCCCAACCCTCACGATACCGCATGGACACGTTCCGATTGTCAGTTTCTCCAAACATGGAGGTCCTGATCCAGCGGAACACATAGCCGTCTTGAGGCATGGGGTTTGGAAGATTCGATGGGGGACGATAGTGTGTCTCCCGATCTTCAGTTTCGCGTGTCTCGGTGTCTCGCTCTTTTGGAGCGGTGCGCTTTGCTTTAGCCATTCAACTGTTCCTTTGCAACTTGAGCGGCATACTGCTTGTTGGTCAACCCAAGGCGCTTTGCGAGGGCGACTTGGGTGGTGGTTAGCTGTACTTTGCGCGGGGGTTTACCGCCCCGTGACGGCCCACCCACAGGGGGTAGTTTCTTTCCAGAGGTCACAGCGGGGGTCGATGCCCCGTTACCACCTTTTTGCCCACTGGAAAATTCATAATCAGGGAATACGGTACGCATTCCCTCATCAATCTTAATATAATATTCTTCATGAAGACGGGGATCAAAGCCTTGTTGTACTAATTTTTGATGAAGTCCGACTGCGTAACCAGTCATATCTTCTCTACCCGCTTCCTGATACCAAGGATTTAACTTTAACCACTCCATCGCACGAACATCAGGAGTACCTGTATCTTGCGTTGGTTGCGCCTGTGGTTGTTGAACCTGCTGCTGCTGTTGACGGCCACGCTGGAAGGCTTCAGCCTCTGCCAGCGCCTTAACACGCTCTGCATGAAGGCGGGAAAGGTCTTCTTGCGCCGCTAAAAGTTCATCCGTCTCTCCACCATCATAGGCGTCCTTGAACTTTTGTCGTCTGGCTGCTTCCAGTTCAGCATCACTCCGCGCACCATATTGCTCAATCAACACAGCATTGGAATTATCGAGGCCCTGTTTGAGCGCAGAATTGTCACCAACTACCCGTTCAGCATATTTAACCGCTTCTTCACTTTGACGAAGTGCGTTTTCCTTGGCACGTCTTTCTTCGTGGTATTCGTATTTAAGAGCCTTAATGCGCTGTTGTGCAGCAGTGGAGTAATTCTTGATTTCCTCCTCGAATTCTTCGCTGTCCGGGTCCACCCGGTCAGCGGCGGGACGCGCCATCTGGCGGTCCTCTTCGGGAGTGTCGTCAAGAACCTCTATTTCCAGTTCATCGTCATCGTCGTTAGGCTCTGGCATAGCTTGGGGTTCCTCAAATTCCTGTTTTGCGGCTTTAGCCATTATACTCTTGAATAACCTCGCGGGTCCTCTACGACAGCCTGAACCGTATCATCGTTGATAATACGGAACTCTTTGCCATAAATGTTGAAACGGACCCCCTTGTACGCCCCGGTCAAAACAAAATCGCCTTCTTTACACCACGGCTCCGCGTCTTCACCGAACCTGTTGGCGTCCTTATAACATGAATCACCCATTTTCAGAACCAGCCCGATAACCGTCGAAGTTTGTTCAATATGTTTGGTGATGTCCGCTTTTATGACACCACCGACAGTCGTTTCATCGACCTCCGGGATGGCAATAAGAATGCGCCACCCTCTCGGCTCTGGAAGTTGAGTCGCCTTTTGCATATCGAACCCAGCTAATTCGGGCCGCTTAATTTCTTCGATTTTAGCTGTTGTTTGGTTCATGTATCCTGTTCTTCTGCTTTTTCTGACTCTTCCGCGACATCTAAAAGAAGTCTTTCCGCTA